TTATAGCCAGTCCTCGATTGACAAATATTTCCCACACAGCTTGACCCAAGAGAACCTTGTGGCACAGACAGATGACATCGTGCTAGGCATCGCCCAGAACTACGTCAATACCCGCAAGGAGACCACAATCCGTATTGACGAAATGCTGGTGGACTTACTAGACCCAGCAGTACCAACGGACACCATCATTGGGCTTGATTACTTTAACAACCTAGACATTACAAACGTCACAGAATCAGGCTCGACTATCACCAAGACATTACAGGCGCAGGGCTTCGCTTGGGATATAACAGCTAACAAAATGCAAGTAGCAATCACCACGCTTGAGCCAATAGTGGACGGATTCATTATTGGAAGCAGTACATACGGTATAATCGGCACATCTACATTGAGCTACTAGGAGCAACATGGCAACCTTTCCAGTCACCACAGGCGACGTATTAACAGCGGCAATCTATAACTCGCTAACCGCCTTTACAGTAGGCTCAGACCAGACAGCGGATTACACCGCAGTCCTAGCGGATCAGTACCAAGTCCTAGTTCCTATGAACAAGGCGACAGCAGTAGCCTTCAAGATTCCTACAAACGCTTCAGTAGCGTTCCCAGTAGGCACAGCAATCACAGTTCTTAACAAGGGCGCAGGAGCAGTCACAATCTCAGCAGTTACCTCTGGAACTACCACAGTCCTTTCAGCAGGTGCAGTTGCAGCTTCTCCAACCTTGGCTCAATACAAGACAGCGGTCTGCATTAAGACTGCTACAGATACTTGGTACGTGGTGGGCGCGATTGCTTAACGTAATCTCAGGGCTATTGGCTGGGGGCATTGCCGCCTCTACAACCAGTTACGAGAGCATCTCAACTGTGACAGTTGGGTCTGGCGGTTCGTCTAGCGTGACCTTCTCGTCTATTCCGTCCACTTATAAGCATTTACAGCTTCGCGCTTTCCTCAAGGGAACTGGCGCAAGCAATAGAAATCTGACATTCAACGGAATTACATCAGGATACTTTCAGCATCGCCTTGAAGGTTCAGGCTCATCTGCAAGTGCTGGCGGTTATACAAGTCAGTCACAAATTGCTATGCCAATTACAGGCGCACAATGGGGTCAGGTTATCTTTGACTTCCTAGATTACACAGACACAAATAAGAACAAGACTGTGCGTATGCTTGGCGGTTATGATGACAACGGCTCAGGCTTCGTAGGTCTTACTTCGGGTTCGGTAGCCAACACAGCCGCAATCACTAGCATTACAATCGCTGGCGATACTTGGCAGCAGTATTCATCATTTGCGCTCTACGGGATAAGGGGTTAATCATGGCAGCAGGTTCAACTTATACCCCGATTGCGACTACAACTTTGGGTAGCAGCGCGGCTTCATATACTTTCAGTTCAATCCCTAGCACTTACACAGACCTTGTGCTGGTAGTTGCTGGAACTACATCTGTAAACGGCGAAGCCATACTCATGCAATATAACGGCGACACAGCGACAAACTACTCTTTTACCTACCTTTACGGCACGGGAAGTTCTGCCGCTTCAGGACGGCAGTCAAGTAGAGCTTATGCAGCTCTCAACTGGGGCACAGCCTTTTCTTCAACCGAGCAATCAAATGCGATTGTGACTATTCATAACTACGCCAACAGCACTACCTATAAAACTTGCATAGCAAGAAACAACAACCCAAACGGCTCAAGCCTTGCAGGTACTGAAGCGATTGTAAGCCTTTGGCGTTCAACTGCTGCGATTAACAGCATCTTGGTCAAGTCTGGCAGCGGGAATATGAACGCAGGATTTACTCTTACCCTATACGGAATTCAGGCGGCATAATGGCAAACACCTTTGAACTGATCGCTTCTTCTACTGTGGGCTCTGGTGGGGCTAGCACCATTACATTTTCTTCCATTCCTAGCACTTGGACTGACTTGGTTCTCGTAACATCTGTCAGAAGCTCAACAACTGGTTCAGCTGGCGCAGGTTATCAAGAACGCTTAAACATTTATTTCAATGGTACGACCGCGAACTATTCAGAACGCTGGATACAGGCAGAAGGCGGTACGTCTGTAGGTTCAGGAACTAACTACTTCAATTCCTCTGGTTCAAACGGCTTGGCAGGTACAGCAGTTCCGAGCGATTGGACCGCGAACACTTTTAACAACAATTCAATTTATATTCCGAACTATGCTGGTTCTACCAACAAATCATTTAGCGTTGATGGCGTAGCAGAAAATAATGGAACTTTTGGTTCTCTTATGCTAAATGCAGGGCTTTGGTCTAATACAGCAGCAATTACTTCTATTTCAATCAGCTTAAGAAATTCACCAAACATGGTTCAATACTCAACCGCCTACCTCTATGGAGTCAAAAATGCCTAATCCAACACGAATCGAAATCAACTGCGAGACAGGCGTAGAGTCAATCATTGAACTCACAGACGCTGAAGTTGCTGAACTTGCTTATCAGGCAGAGTTAGCAGCCGAGAAGAAGGCAGAAGAAGATGCTAAGGCGGAAGCTGATGCAGCGGCTAAGGCTGCACTCCTTGATCGCCTAGGCATTACGGCAGACGAAGCGAAGCTACTCCTAGCGTGACCCCTAAGTTATGCAAAGCGGGGCAACAGTTAAGGCTTCAGGTCGATGATAGTTTCCCAGATAGAGATCGCACCTCAGACGGCTGGATTGGCGACACTCGTCATTCGGCACGTCCTTCTGACCACAATCCTGATGCAGCGGGTATCGTCAGAGCGATTGATATTGACAGGGATTTATCTGGTAAAGCAAAAGCAGACCTCATGCCTTACCTTGCAGATCAGATTCGACTCTGCGCTCGACGTGGCGATAAGAGAATCTCTTATGTCATTTTCAACGGAAAGATTGCCTCTGCTAAGTCCTTTTGGCGTTGGCGAACATATAAGGGAATCAATCCGCATGTTAAACATTGCCATGTTTCTTTTACTAAAAAGGGCGATACAGATGGTTCGTTCTTTAATATCCCGATGATAGGCGGCACACAATGAACATGAAGAATCCAGTAGTCCTCACAGCAGGAGCGTTCCTCTCAGCATGGGCAGCTTCTAACTTTGCAGCAGATTACCGCTCAATCCTTTGGGCTGTCCTCGCGGGCGTATTCGGATACGCAACCCCTAAGAAGTAATGAGCGCGCAAGACCTTGCTGCTTGGCTTGTGGCTGTTGTCACTATTCTTGGTGGTATTGCTACATTTACCCAGTTCATGATTAAGCACTACCTATCTGAACTCAAGCCAAACGGCGGAGGCTCACTCAAGGATCAGGTTTCTCGACTTGAAGCGCGTGTCGATACCATAATTGAGTTGTTAGGTAAGTAACACTTTACCTATGGCTAAGAAGAAGGTCATAGACCTAGACACTTATAACGCGCTAGATGCGTGGGCTATTGGGTTGCATGAGATGTATCGCGCCTTGCGCAGAGCTGGCTTTGGTGTTGATATTGCTCTGGGCATCATTATGGAACGTGATGCTTACCCTGACTGGATTCTACCTGACCTGCCTAACCGCATAGATAATATCCCCTACGAAGATGAGGATGACGATTAAGCGAACAGTAGTTATACCTGACCTGCAAGTGCCTTATCACGATGCACACGCAGTCCGTAATATCGCTGCCTTTTTGAAAGTCTTTAAGCATGACTCGGTTGTAATTCTGGGTGATGAAATTGACCTGCCTATGATCTCAAAATGGGAAGAAAATAAGATGGGCTGGTTTGAGCAGACTCTAGACCAGCATCGTAATGAAGCTGTGGAAGTCATCTGGTCGCTTACCCAGTATGCCAAGGAAGCCCATATCACGCGTAGTAATCACACGGATCGTTTATACAACGTCATTATGCGCAAGATACCTGCGTTCCTAGCCTTACCAGAACTGCGCTATGACAAGTTCATGCGGTTCGATGAGCTAGGCGTGACCTACGAGAAGAAGCCTTACCCTATTGCAAAGGGTTGGATAGCCATCCATGGTGACGAAGGCAGCATTAGCCCACACGCAGGCATGACT